GTCGATTGCACGCTCGCCACCCGCGCTACGATCGTCCCGTCGCCCACCATCGGCTGCGCCGCAAACTCAAAGCTGTCCGTGCTCCCACCCCAACTACCTGCGTTGTTGGTCAGCGTGTACACCGCGTTGGCGTACGTCCCCGTGCTGCTGTGGCTCGTCCCAATTGCGTAGCTGCTCCAACCGCTCGGTAGCACTCCGGCCGGAGGCAGGAGCGTTATCGTAGCGTTGCCCGTCACCGTCGGATTGGCGGCGCTGGTGGCGACTACAATCACTGTGCTTAGGACCGAGACAGTACTTGGGGCGGTGTACAGTCCGGAATTTGGGTCAATCGTTCCACTTCCGGTGGCAGGATTGAGACTCCACGTTACGCTTGTGTTGGGTGTTGCGCTGACTGCAGCGGTGAACTGCTGCGATTGCCCCGCACTCATGGCGACCGCGTTCGGATTCACGGTAACGGTAATTGGCTGAGGGGACTCACCCGCATTCTCGATCGCGATCACGCGGTCTCCCAGGCGGATGTACTCTCTGGACGGCTTCCCAGGATCGACGCCCTGGGCGTGGAGCGCCAGAGCAGAAGCGACACACAAGTAAAGTATCCTGTAAAGAGATCCGCGAACAAGTGAGCGTGGTGCCACTTCGGTCTTCCTCCCAGTCCTACTCCGAGTTACTCCCTGCAGTTACAGAGACCCTGGTCTCCCAGACTTTGCCCAACTGATTCTCTTCCCATGTCATTTCTCAGCCCGAGTTCCGGCGTGGTAGCCATACATTCGAAACACAAGCATAACGACGTTGAAATCGTGAATAATTACCATCAAGAAGTCTAGTTACAACAGCGAGCGCTTTCTGACAGTAAAGCGTCACGTCGATGAATGGTGCGCAGCCCTTGTGGAGACATCCGGGCTCGCTCTGTTCGGCTGCCAGTAGTCCAAGAGACACCGCGGAAGGCGCATAATCTCCGCGCTGTTCATGGGCAAAACGACGAGCATCCCTCGCCGTGCCGCACAGCATGAGCGCATACCTTACGCTTGAACCCGGGTGCATCCCGTATAGTTAGAACAATGATCAGGTGGTATAAATAGATTTGGACTTGGCTTACCTCCAAGCGAGTACTGAGTGAATGGTCTTCTTAGGCTCTCGCAGGTAGAATATATCCCATGTGTTTTGCCGATACAACGACATTAATAATCAATAATGCTTGTATCGTTTCATCAGAGAGCTGAAATACTCCTGGGGGGTGGATATCCGATCTAAGTGTTGCAGTTTATTCCGAAAATGCCGAAACGATCTGGGTGCCTTTTCGGCCGAATGCAAGTTTGAGAAGCTCTTGGAGTTCAGCAACCGCAGCTTCGTCAGCGACCAGCGGGCACTGCAAGCCCACAGGGCCGTCGCCGCAATGGATCAGCAGCCCGGCGGTCGCCAGTGTTTCCTGCGCGACGCCCCGACTCCACTTCAGATTGTTCTCGATGCAGGACCGCGAATTGACTTGATCCTCCAGCTGGACCGAGCGATGAATCGTGGTGCGCAGGAACAAACCTGATCGCACCAAGGAACATCACATGCCCACATACAGCATCAACACGGAAAACAGCCTGGCAGTGCATCCCGACAAGGACGCCGCCATCAAAGAAGCCAGAGCAAACGGCGCAGCCTTTGCGACGGAGGCGGAACTCAGCGAAACCACAGCATCGTGGCCTACAAGCCGCATGGTCCAGGTTTGGAATAGCTTCGCGGGCGCGCCGCCCTACGCAGACCTCAAAGAGGTGAAGAAGTTCACGGATCACAAGACGGCGATCGCGCGGATCTGGACCGCTGCACAGCGCCTCGGTGAAGCGCTCGAGGAAGAGATGAGAATCGCGGAGCAGGACATGCTCCGAGCGCAGCAGGAGATGACGCGTGCAACGAAGGCGACCAAACCGGCCAAGCTTGCGCGCACGGCCGCATCCAAGGCGCCGGCCAATCCGCAGGCAACCAAGGACGCCACCAGCAAGGACGAGGCGCCTGCGCCCAAGCAGCGCGAAGGAACGCGCAAGGCGATTGTGGTGGCGCTACTCGAACGCGAGGGCGGCGCAACTTTGGAAGAGTTAATGGCCGCAACGCTTTGGCGAAAACATTCCGTTCGCGGGTTCATCTCCACGCTGGGCAGCAAGCACGGCTACAATGTCGTGAGCACGCGGCGGGAGAGCGACAAGGCTAGGGTCTACACGATTGAAAAGTAGGGTCCGGAGACAGACAAAGAGCCCGGCATCGGCGCCGGGCTCTTTGTCTTTCAGGATGTCCGCGCTGCGCGCTAATACAACTGGCTGGCGCTCAGTGCATAGGCGTAGGAAAAGCTCGAACACGTCGGCGTCGTCATGTTGACGACGATCGGGTCCGTGGTAGATGTGAACAGCAGCAGCGGTCCGATGATGGACTGACTTCCCAGGCTCGATCCGCTCGCCGGCGTGCCCGCAAGCGACCCGAACGGAATGCTGATCGCGGTGTAGGAGTTTGAGCCCGTCGGATCAGTCCAGACGAACTGGGCGGAGAGCGAACCTGCGGTGCAGCCGGCCGCTGTCACGACCTTGAGCGAGATGGAAATCAGCCAGACGTGCAGGTTCGCGTCTGGCGGTGTGACGAGTGGGGAGCCCACCACGGAACTGGTGGCGATGCCGGCCAGCGTCGTCTGGGGTGCGACCCACGTGGTCTGAGACCTGCTCGCAACGGCCAGCGCGAGCAGAGCAAACAGTGCGATAAAGATTAGTTTTTTCATGAGTTATCCAATCCTCGCTGCGGATACAAAGTAGTCAAACGAGACGGTCGTGCAACTGACTGGAATCGAAATAGTGTAGGTCGCCGGCGTGGTCGATTTCTGGATGATGGTGGTCTGGAAGGTGTAGCTCCCATTCATCGCCGTACCGCTCGCAACAGCATTCGAGACGCTTGTAGCTGCCACGCTGATCGGGCTGAGGCTGTTCGCGCCCCTCGCGTCGGTCCATGCAATCGTCATCGCAAGCGTGCCCGTCCCGGAGCCGCACGACCAAGTAGAGGCGGGCGTGATCGTGCCCGTGATGATCCACACCTGCTGCACGGCTGACCCAGGCGCGGTGAACAGGTTCGTCGCGGAGACGGCCACAGCCTTGCCGGACTCCCCAGACGTGAAGTATGTCGGCATGACGCCCAGCTTGCTGCTGCCCGGTCCCGAGCCGCCGTTGGGGTCGTAGATCTCCTGAATGGACGGTGTGCTGGAAGCGCCAAAGCCGTGCGATGGCGCGTTGGTGCGATTCATCCCGCCATCGTATGAACCCGTGTAAGCAGCTCCAGGTTGCATTATGATGGCCCCGCCCGTGCCACTACTGAGTTTGTGGGCTACGGTGATGGTCTGCGAGTTGTTGGTATTGAGCAATGAAAGCGTGACGCTGCCGCGTCTGTACTGCATCTGCGGGCTGCTCGAATCGATTATCCAGACATCACCGCTGTTCGGGCTAGCAGGGGCGTTTACCTGCGGCAGCAGGTTGATTGGTGCCTGCGTTCCGGACGTTCCCTGGAACGTCTGGGTCGTGCCCGCCGCCCACGTGTTGCTCTTGCCTGTATCCGCGAAGCTCCCGGTCGGTGCGGTCAGCGACGTTCCCCAGGCAGATCCGGTGGACACTGGGATTCCGGCGCCAGGGTAGATCATGCTTCCGCCACTCAGCGACGCGCAGCCGGTCGCATTGCCCTTGGCATCCACGCCGGTCGGGGCATACCCCGCCGAACAGGGCGTCGGTGTAGTCGCCAACGCGGTGGCAGTCGCCGCGTTCCCGGTGGTGCTCTGATTGAGCAGGGGGATCCACGCAGCCGCCAGCGTCCCGCCGCTACCAGCCATCGGGATTGCATTGGCCGCAGGCGTCACCATCGCCACAGGATCGGAGCCACCATACTGGTGGCTTGCGGCATGCGCGGAGGGCACGAATGCCGAAGGGATACCAGACAGGGATGCCCATGGCCACGTTGCCGGCCACGTGCTCGGCGCACCCGTGATCGGAGCCTGGTAAAGTCCAGCCATCGCACTCACTGCGCGCGCCGCCGTGAAGTAGAGGTTTCCGCTCTCCGTGATCTGCGCGGTGGTCGTGGGAATCGTGGGCTTGTTCAGGATCACGCCCAGCCCTGTAGATGCGTTCCAGTCAGGCTGCACCTGGGCTGCCGGGATCGTGGGCTTGTTGCTGAGATCGCTGTAGCTGCCTGACGTCGCGACAATGGCGAAGGTGGGCCACGTGCTGGGCGCCCCGGTGATGGGCGTCTGGTACAGCCCGGCCATCGCACTTTGCACGCGAGCAGCAGTGAAGTACAGGTTCCCGGATTCAGTGATTTGCGCCGTCGTGGTCGGGATCGTGGGCTTGTTCAGGATCACGCCCAAACCGCTGGAAGCGTTCCAGTCAGATTGCACTTGGGCAGCCGGGATCGCGGGCTTATTGCTGAGATCCAGAAAGCTGCCGGAGGTTGCGACCGCGGCGAACGAGGGAACGCCGGACAGGGACGCCCATGGCCACGTTGACGGCCACGTGCTCGGCGCGCCGGTGACGGGCGTCTGGTAGAGCCCGGCCATTGCACTCTGCGCACGAGCGGCAGTGAAGTACAGATTCCCGGATTCTGCGATTTGCGCCGTGGTGGACGGGATCGTGGGCTTGTTCAAGATCACGCCCATGCCGGTGGAAGCGTTCCAGTCGCTCTGCACCTGCGCGGCAGGAATGGTGGGTTTGTTGCTCAGATCGCTGTAATTCCCGCTGGTGGCGACGATGGCGAAGCTCGGCCAGGTCGTCGGGGCACCGGCGATCGCCGCCTGAAAGTAGCTCGAGGGTTTCTGTGCCGCGCTCCCCAGGATCTGATCCAGCGCACCGGAAATGCCGGAGCCGAACCAAGTCAACGGCGTCTGGTACAGCCCAGCCATCGCGGTCTGGACCCTCGCAGGCGTGAAGTACAGGTTTCCGCCTTCCGTGACCAGATCAGTGGTGTAGTCGCCCGCCTGCGCAGTAACGGCGCCGGAGCGTCCGAACACAGACGAAACCGATCCGACACCGCCAGCCGGAATAGCCAGCGCCCACGACGCACCGCCCCAAGTGGGCACCTGGCCCACCGCGGTACCGGCAGGCATCTGGTTCCAGTTGAGTTGCATCGACGCCGGAAGCTGTGTGTTCCGTTCGATCGCAGCAACCGTCGTGATGGCCGGCATACTCGGGATCGCCCAGAAAGCCGGCGCGCGGCCGTGGCCGTAATAGATCACGTTGTAGTCGTAGCCAGGCGTGCACGAGGCCAAAGCATAGAGCTGAATCACCGGAATGCTCACGCCATTGGTGACCGTGTAGTCCTGCGCGGACGCCTGGATCTTGATGCCGCCGCAGACGACGCCAGGATTGCTGACTGTGATGTGGCCCGACCATGGCGTGCCGTTGGGGTTGTTGATGGGACCGGTGACTGTCACCAACGTGGGCTGCGCGAACAGCGCGCCAGTCAAGAACAAGAGCACCATGAACGACTTTGGAAAAGGTATGAATCTTGGCATAATTCCTCTACTGTTTGCTGCGCAGAACGGCAACGAACAGCGCCAGCAGCAAGGCACCGTACGCCGCGCAGGCGACTCTGAGCCACATCGACAGAGACTGTGTACGATCGATTGCGGTGCTGGCCTCCGCGCGGGCATCATCTACCTTGTCGCGAAGGTCTTTTAGCTCGCGATCGCGAATGTCATTGATCTTGCTCCACAGGTCGCGCCGGTCTGCTGCGCAATCGTCCAGCCGGCGCCGGGCCTCCGCTTGAAACTCACGCGTGCTCGTATGCCCCTCCGCCAGTTTTTCCACCGAGACCTTGATCTCATTCACACTGTTTTGCAGGCCCGCGATTTGCGTGATGAGTGAGGCCATCTGCCGGGACAACTCCTGGATTGTCGGTGCTGCTTCGCTCACTGTTAGTTCCTTTGTGATGTTCGTTTCGAAAGCTCAACCCCAGGACTTCGCTCTGCTCAACTACGTCGCGCGCATGCACGCAGCCGCGCCAGGTCAACGTGCCGAAGGCATCGGTCCGGATGGAGCATTGGCAATCGCAGAAAGGACAGGCAGGATCGGGCCCAGACCGCCAGATAGCGCGCGACGACTCCTCAGCGGGCATTCCCCGCTGCATTGCCGCAGGAGGGATCCACTGGCAACGGGCTCTGTTTCAGGTAGGCAAAGACGGTCTTCAAAGCGGAAAACACGAGCATGCCGGCGAGCGCTTCCCAGAAGCGCGAATCCCGCAGGAAGTCCGGAGCGACTACCGCTGCTCCGACCGCCACAGTGCCCGAGTCCGCCAGCGCGGAGAGCACTGCGGCCAGCAGGCCGTGCAACCAGAGATGCATGTTGCTGTTCATCGTTAACCTTTCCGAGCGGGGCTGGACGCCCCGCTCAATCTGCATGGTCGTTTCTGATCCGCAGCACTTACGCCGTAGCGCTGGTTGCAACAGGCGCGGCGGGAGTTGCCGGCGTGGTGGTCTTTTTGAACCAGCCCAGCTTGTTGAAGGTGTCGACTAGCGTGCTGGCGATGGACGTCACGTACGTGGTGAGTTTGTCGATCGGCACGACGGAAGCAATACTCTGTTCGGTCGCATAGAGAGACTGCAGCGCAGTCTGGACGATGCTGAGTTTGGCCGCGCCGGTCTGGGCGGCGCTGTTGCCGGTCGAGCTGGCAACTTCCGCGAAGCCCTGTTCGAGCGCGGCGATGGTGGACATGACGGTCGAAAGGATCGTCGGGATGAGCTTGAGCCAAGTCAGAAATACAGTCATGTGTTTGTTCTCCTAACGGACGGGAAATGTGAGCTTGAGCATCTCGAACGCCTTGCTCACAATGGTTTTCAGCATGCCCGCGCGTTGACGCCACGGGCGAAGAGCGTCGTCGATCGACTCGGCGGCGCCATCGAGATGTCCACTCGTGCCAGCGATGTTGGCAATCGTGGCCTGAATGTTCTTGTCCTCGAGCAGCTTGGCGAAGTCGTCCACCGCCCGGTCCAGATCGGTCATGGTCTGCTGGACCTTCGGTGAGCCGGCGGCGAGCTGGTCGGCAGCCAGCTTGGTCAAGCGGTCGATGTTGTCGAGGGAATTGTTGAGCGGCAGCAGCGTCGAGTTTGCCGTGATGAGGAGCTGGTTACCGGACTTCACAGCCAGATCCGCGTCGTCGAGCGCGGTGTTCAGCCGCTGGCGCGTGTCGCGCACCAGCAGGCCAGTCTCATGGACGGAGGTCTGGAGTTCGGCGAGCACGCTGTGCGTGTCGCGATGAACATCCTTGAGGAACGCCAGGCCCTCCACGGCCGTGAGTTGCATTTGCCGCGAGGCCTGGTAGCTCTGCGCGGACGCTGCCTTGATCGTGCCTACGGTCGCAAGGGTCTGGGAAGGCAGGCACGCGCGGTTCTTGCGGCAGTCCGTGAGCCACTCAACCGCCCATGCTGCGCTGGTGACGCCCGGGCGCGTCCCATGCAGCAGGAGACCGAGCTCGAACGCCGGCCAGCACAGCAAGGTGCCCAGCACGAACCACGGAATTACCAGAGCCACACGTGGAGTGAAGTGTTTGAGGAACCAGGTTTTCATGATGTTGTTCTGCGGAAGTGGACTTGGTGGGCCGCCCTGTCAGGCGGCGTGCATGTAGTCCTGGAGGCCCAGGAAAAGCGCCCGTTCGCGCGCCCTGCGCGTTACCAGGCCAGCGAGCAGCGTGCCGCCCGCGCCGTGGCACCACTTGGGGAACTCGTCGGCTGCGCCGGCATAATCACCAGCGTTGAGTTTGCTCAGCAGCGTCGAGCTCTGGCCATCGGCGAGAACAATAATCCCGTCCTTCACGCCCTTCGCGCCCGGCCCGACATTAAAGAGGATGGAGACCAGCGCGTCGAACTGGTCCTGAGTGAGCGCGACCTTCACGTGCTCCTGCACCAGATTCTCTGCATAGTGGACATCCTCACAGAGCCAGGCCGAGGCCTGCGCCGGCGTGCACGTCATGCCCAGCCGGACGCTGGCGGTATGGCCGTAGCCGATGGTGGGGATTCCGGACGGGCACGGATAGGCCTTCAGCTCACAGCCCTCCGAGCCTTCGATCAGTCGAAAGCAATTCTCCGATGCGTTCATGATGTTTTCCTTATTTCGGTCTGGTTGCAGTGAGGCCCTTGCGCTGCCGGTAGCTGGCGGCCTGCATGAGGGTCTTCTGCGCTTCAATCTCGGTGGTGTAGCCGGACTGCTGCTCCACGGTGTGCGTCACGCGCACCGCGATCCAGGCATGGTCGATCTCCGGCCGGAAGCCGGAGAGAATTACCGGGCCTTCTGCACAGATCGTGGGATTGCCCTGCAGCGTGAGGCGGAGCAGCTCCGAGCCGCGATCGAGGCGTTGCACCCTTGACGTAGCGGCGGCCAACGCCTCGTCACTGTTCGGGTACTCCGCCGGATCGGTATCGACGGTGTCTTCCTCCGTGGCATCGTCCGAGACTGCTTCCAAGTAAGTGTCCTGGCCGGCCTGCGGATCGTGATAGCGCGCCCGGGCACGCCGGTGCGAGCTGCGCCGGGTCAGCGTGGCAGACCAGCGCAAGCAGTCGGTGGGTGCAATGTTCGTCGCCGGAATCGACTGGCCGGTTCCACCAGACGCCGACGGCGCAACGCCGGCGTCGTGCTGAAAGACGATGATCTTGCCGCCCTGGATCTTCCAGCCGGCGTTCACCAGCTCGAGCAGCACCGAAAGGTATTCGTTATCGCTCTGGCCGGTCTGCGCGCGGTGTGCGATCTGGAACGCGCCGATCGCCGGATCGACCGCCGCGCCCAGGTGATTGCGGGCGGCAATCTTCGCCACAATTCCCGCGACCGTCAGTCCGGCGTAGGTGTCATTGTTGCGGGCCTGCAGTCCGGAAATGCAGGTCGAGTTCGCATTCGCCGCGGGCGCCGGGGTGTTGGCGCTGCGCGCCCGGAGCGTCAGGCGCCGGTCCGGCCCTTCCACCTCCAGCTCATCCACGATCCAGCGGCCCATCGCGGACAAGCCGGATTCCTTGTATCCAAGCGAACATTCGAGCGTCGCGCCGAAGGGCGGCAGCACAATGGCCGCATCCCGGTCATCCAGGTCGAGCTGCAACTGGTCGGAAGTCACGCCCACTTCGTCGGTGATGCGCAGGCGGATCAGGCGCGCCGCGATCTTAGATGTGAGATCGACATCGTTGGCGGTGATTTGAAATTGCGGTGTCATTGTCAGCTCCAGAGCTTCACGGTCTGAATCTGCTGGGCCTGGTCGCTGAGATCCGGGAGCGTGATGGCGATCCCCGCGGGCAAGAGCGGACCTTCGTCGGCGAGGCCGGGATTCGCGGCCAAGATGGCCTCGGTGTAGCCCGCCGTCGCGCCATAGACCTTGTGGGCGATCGCGTCGACCATGTCGCCCGACTCGGTCGTGTACTGCTGGGTCATCAGTGATTCACGCTCCTCGCTGTAGCGACAAGCAGGTTGCCCACAGTCGGGACGGTGCCCTGGCCGATCTGCACGGCCGCCCCGATCTGGGAGAGCGATCCTGCCAGGTCCGATCCGAACAGCGTCCGGATCCCGGTCTGCCCGATCCCACTGGTGAGCAACCGGCTTAGCGTGCCCACCGGATCATGGGCAATCCCGCTCTTCAGGCTCGAGACCGTCATCGAAATTTGCGCGAGGACGGTTGCCGCGGCGGTGGCGTCCTTCTCGATCAACTGCACCTGCTGAATCGCCTTGGTGAGCGTCGATGCCGCAACCTGGGGAGGAATCTTGGCAGCAGCGAGTGCGGGTGTCATGCTGCCCAGTTGCGAGGCTTTTACCGGCGGCACGACGCCGGACTTGGCGGTCGCGATATCGGGCGGCGTGATCAATGTCGCGCCCTGTTTACCCAGGAGGTTGTACCAGGTCGAGGAGACGTAGCCTTTCGAACCACTGCTCTCATCATCCGGACCGTAATAGCTGAGCCGCAGAGTGAACTCGATCTTGAGCGGCGTTCCTTTGAACGTCATCGTCCGCTGTTCATCGGTGATCGCCAGCACGCACCACGGGCCCCAGTTCTCACCGCGCCCGGTGGTGAGCGTCTGCGGCTGGCCCTTCTGAGCGTAGGTGCGCAGAATGTCCACCTGGTGAATGCCGCCCTGGAACGTGGGCAGGATCACGCCGCGCAGCTCGATTTCATCGCGGCCCACGCCGACGAATTGAAGCGAGGGCCGATGAGCGATCCGGTTCAGTTCCGCCCAGCGGTATTCCACATTGCGGCGCAACTCCTGATACGCGGCAGTACCGATCGAGAACTGGAAGTTCCCGAGCTGCATCATGATGTCGGTAGCCATCAGTCGTGCATTCCTCCGCGCCGGCGCGCTTCCGCGTCCCGCACTGCATGCTCCAGCTCCGAGCGCACCTGCAAGGCGACTGCGCGCGGATCAGTGGCGTCGTGAATGGTGATGGGCATATGAATCGTGATCGTGGTGCTGTTTCCCAGACCCTGCCGGAAGCCGTGCGGCAAAGGAACAATGCCCTCCGTGCCGGCGTCGCCCACCTCGACCAACGTCGGCTTCGTAGCGATGCCGCCCTTCGCCATCCTCTTCGGCTGCTTGATCTCAATCAGGCCGTCGAGCCCGGTGTGGAGCGGCGTTACCGGAGCGGTCGGAATAGCATGGCCACCAGGGAGTTGCGCTCCCTCCAAAGCAACGCCGGGAGACGGCGCGGCGTAGTTCAGAACAATGTGCGTGCCGGACCAGCGCTTGAACCGTTCATCCGTCGCGGCCTGAAACTCTTTCTGCTGATGATAGGCAATCGCACCACCCGTGGCGGCGCCCAGGAGTCCGATCCCAAGCAACGGCGCCAGTGTCGCCATGAGCCCGGCTTCTGCGGTTTCCGCGGTGCCTGCCGCCGTGGCCACTTCCAACTCGGCATCGCGTACACGCCCCAGCGCGCTGGCCAGCCGCCCCAGGAGTGGGACACGCGTCAAAAGACCCGCTTTCGACGCCGCGCCGGCCGTCGCTTCCTCGCCTTCCGCCACAGCCAGGCCCTCGGTGGCGACCGCTGCCTCGCCGGTTGCGACGTTCTGCGCGCCAAGTTGGATCGTCGTCTCCAAACTGCGCAGCTTCCACAGCAGTGCCAGTTCCTTCATCTTTAGAAACGGCGTCAGGATCGACGTCATTGCATAACCGACGATGGTAATGGCACCACCAAGGCCCAGCGCAGCAACGGTCACTCCGCCAATCCACTTCGCTGCGGTCGGATGTTCATCAAAGAACGCGCCGAGCTTGGCGCAAGCGCCTTCCAGCTTTTCGAGCACCGCCGTGGCGGCCGGCATCATCGCGATGCCAATCGGGTTGAAGATCATCCCGATGTTCTTGACCGCCCTTTCCCATTGCTTTTGTGGAGAATTCTCTAACTTCCGATACTCCTCTTGAACGCGTCCAGTGCTAGCCGCCAGCGCATCCTGTGCGTGCACAAGTTCCCCGGTCGCGGCAGCGCGCGAAAGGTAGAATGCCGCGTCGGCACCACGCCGGGTGAACGCCTTGGTCAGCGCATCCCGGTTGCGCTCGAGACCGCCCATCCGGTTCAGGCGAGCATTCAAGGAGAGGATGGTGCCTTCGAAGTCCAGGTTGCCCTTGGCGTCGTGAACCAGTTGGAAACCAAGCTCTTTCGAAGCCTTGGTCAAATTGCGCAGCACCGCACTCATTTGTTGCCCAGCGCCGCCCGCGTCGATGCCATAGCGGGTGAGCGCGCCAATCGCAGCCCCGGTTTGTTCGAAGCTCACCCGCGCCATGCTGGCCTGCGGCAACGCCTTCGCGAGGCCGGAGCCCAGGCCGCCGATATCCTCAATGGCAAAGTTCTGCTGCATCGCCGCCGCGAGGTCGCCGATGCGTGCGAGTTTCGCTTGCGTCGAGCCCACCATCTGCAGCCCGACAGTGTTGTAAATGTTCGTGATGGCCTTGGCCGTCTCCGCCGCATCTTGCTGCGTTACTTCCGAGACCATGTGCACGGTCTTCGAAGCGATCAGCGCTTCGTCCGCCTGCAACCCTTCCCGGTTAAGTGTGCCCTGGATGGCGAGCATTTCCGGCATCGTGGCCGAGCTGTTATGCACGAAAGCTCGCGTTTCCCGGATCACGTCACCGATTTGTTTCTTGTCGCCACGCAGGACGAAGCCCAGCCGAATCTTGGCATCCTCCGATTCGCTCGCCTTGTCGAAAACGCGCTTCACCGCGGCGCCCAGGATGCCGACCTCCACCATGGCGGCCCGCCATTGCGCGCGGTTGGCCTGGTTCTTCTTGAGCGCGGCGCTCGCCCCTTCGTAGCGCTTCATGGCCGCGCCCAGGTGGTCGAGCGAGGCTTCCACGTGCTGATTGGCCGCGCGGAATTTCTCCGCCGCCGCGGAGGCCTCGGTGTAATCCGTCTTGGCTTTGGCCAGGCTGACGCTGGTGCGGTCCAGGTTCGCCCGGGCGCGCAGCAACGCCTCATCGGCACGCGCAAGCTGGGCGGCCAGCTTCTCGTCAGCACCCCCGGCCGCCGTAATCTTCTCTTTGACCTTCGCGAAGGAGGCTTCCGCCTTAGCTAGCGTCCCGCTCTGCTTCTCATACCGCGCGGTGAGCGTTTCTACGGACTCACCCAGGCGCCCACTCGCCGCGTCCAGCCGCTTCATCTCCTGCGAGCGCGACGCCAACTCTTTCAGCGTGTCGCCGATCTTCTTGAGACCAGACGTGGTCTTGCCGAAGACCGAGCCGACGGTCGCATCCATCAGCGCACCGATTTTGACGACGACACTGGCGTTGGAAGTAGGCATCAGCTTTGGGAAGAGAGCGTTTCGCGGAGAGATTGCGCGGCTTCACACCAGTCGCGGAAATCCTCGAGCGACATCTCGAGAAGTTCGGACAGAGACCAGCCGGTCACGTTTGCAAGGAAGACTACTGCTTGGCGGAGTTCCGCGGCGTCGGGGAGAAAAAACGCTCAAGTACCGCCTGCAGGCGCGCATAATCGGCGGCATCGAGCTCTTCGATTTCGGCCGGTGTGAGGCTCGCGAGATTCGCCACCAGGCGGACCTCCTGCTCAGCCGAGCTGCCGGCCACTTTCTGGGCGGCGAGGGTGTCCTTGACCTTTGGCCGGCGCAAAGTGATCTCCTGGAGCAGTTGCGCGCCGGAAGTAATTGGGTATTCGAGTTTGATCGTGGTTTCAGATTGCTGCATGGAATCCTGCTAAAAAGCGGGGCGGCTCGCAACGCCGCCCCATCTCCAAGGAAAGCGAAAGTAGTCTGCTCCGGGAATCCCGCCCGGACCGGGCCTGCCGTGGCTGCGGAGATGGCTTAGATGCCCAGCGCCGTGCGCTGGCTGGCTAGTTGATCGACGCCCTTGATGATGCGTTTCATGTTGACGACGTCGATCTCGATCACATCCGTGCCGTTGACGGTAAGCCGGTAATAGGTCACCGCGATGGACGCCTTGAGCGTGGCCTGATCGCCCGCCTTCCAAGTGCCCGGATCCAGCTCTTTGATCCGGCCCCCGACCGTAGCGACGATCGCCTGCGCGTCCTCGCCCTGGCGTTGCACGGCGCCGCGGAAGCTGAACTGGGTTTCCGCGCTCGTGGTGATGCCCCACAGCGCCATCACGGCGGCGTTGTATTCGGCCAGCGTGAAGGAGCACTCGAGCTTCTCCGTGCCGGTAATGACCTCGACCGGCGTGTCCATGCCTCCGGCGCGGTACTCCTCCGTCTTCGAAGTCACCTTCGGCAAATTGAGCTCGGGCGCGAGGCCCACATAGCCTTTGCCGTCGGCAAAGACCGAAAAGTTCTGCAGACGTTGCGGATAAGGCATTACGCGGTCACCTCCGTGAGGTAGTTGTCGTTGATCATCGACTGGAAGGTGATGTGCTCAGCCGGGTAAGGCGGGGCGAAATCGAAGTCGATGTAGATCTGGCCGTTGGCGATCGTCGCCGGGGTGTTCAGCTCCGGATCGGCCCAGGCTTTGCCGTCGATGATGGCGCCCTCGGCCTGCAGGCTGCGCAGGTAGGAGTTGACGCCATCGACGACGTCCGAGAGGAAGGTCTTGGTGATGTTGCGGTCCACAGCCCAGAGGAAGCTCTCGAGAATCGCGTCGTTGATCATGTCGGCGGTGCGAACGACCGACACGAAAGTCCACTGCGGATCGGCCGAGCAGGTGCGGTTGCCCCACAGCCGGTAGCCATCCTGGTAAATTACTGTCGAAATATCGTTCTGGTTGAGCAGATTGGCGCGGCTGGAGTAATCCCCCATGGCGAAGTCCACAGGGCGATTGGTGCCGAGCACGCCGTTGAGCACTTGGTTCGACGGCGAGAACCAGAAGCCGTTGGTGGCGTCCTGGTTCGCGATCACGCCGGCGACGTAAGCAGAAGCCGGCTGCGTGTCGTTGACGTCCGTGACCGGGTTCAAACGGATCACGCCCGGGTCGACCAGGAAGATGCGCTTCGAACCCCAGTCATTGCGGAAGCTGATCGCCGAGGCGTCGCTGGTGAGCGGGCCGTTGGCAGCGCTGGGCCCGTCCGCCACTTGGATTGCGCGCAGTTTGCCCGCCACTGCATCCAGCGCAGCGATGACCGCGTTGGCGGTTGTGCCTGTCTTGACGCCGGTAAAACCCGGCGCGCAAAGAATGCGCGGGGTGACGCCCGCAACGCTCGCCGCGGCAAGCAACGCCTGTGCGCCCGTGTAGGCGCCCGTGGTGGCGTTCGTGCCGCCGGCCGCCACCGCCTGCGTCACCTTGGTCGGGTCGAGGTAGCTGTATGCCACATTGAGCGTGGCATTGGCTGCGATCTTCCCGCCGGAGATAAGGGTGATGAGGCCGGCCTGAGCCGCGACCGTGTAGTCGGTACCGGAGGTGATGCCGGCGATGGTGTAAGTCACCAGCACCGCCTGGTTCGCAATCAAGCCGCCCCCGCCAACCTGTGTGATCGTGCCGCCCGCGAAGGTGTAGTCCGTGGTCAGCGCGTAGGTCTTCGTGCCGTCGGCCGACTTTACGACCGGCGCGCTGGCGCCCGCAGGCAAAGGCAAAGCGGTGCCCTGAAACACCATGGGTGCGGTCACCGGCCCGGTAAGCGCAACTGCCGACGCCGCGACATGCGGAAGCTGAATCTGGCCCAGCGAGCTGAACGCCAGTGGAGCGGCAGCAACGTTGGTCTGGAGCGTGTTGTCGTTCGGGTCCGCCACGTTGACGACGACCACCTGGGCGCCGCACTGCGCGAAGATCGCAGCCAGCGCATCCGGGATCGTGAAGCCGTAGCCAGCAGGACCGAACGTCTGGGTTGCGAGCGACTGACTGCCGCTGATGAGTGTCGGGGTGTTGAGCGGCCCGAACGGGGCGGAGCCGATCAGGCCAATCACCGCCGAGGACGGAGTCGTGATCGGCCGCGAGCCGGTGTCGATTTGCAGAACTTCGGCACCGTGCAGGAACTGGTTTCCTGACATAAGTGATTTTCTCCTTTGAGTGGTTTACGCCGGTTCGGGCCGGCCGAAAGAAACTGTCTGGACGAAGCGTTAGACCGTAGTGGCGAGGATCTGGGCTGCTCGCCCTGCGGCGATTAAACCCGCGGATTCGATGTAGGCCAGCCCCTGCTGCGTCATCGGATAGCAGAGGTCGATCGTCTCGGCAGCATCGACGTTCTTCATGAGCGTCGTAAGATACGCTTTCTGATCAGAGGTCAGCGTGGTGCTTGAGGCGAAGTTGTCGAGCGCGACCAGTTCATCCATGCTGAACAGGTTGCGGAACTGGAGCTTCGATAGCCACACATGCTGTTTCGGAACAATGCTGCCATCGGCGTTGACATCGTAGTTGTCGTTGGCATCGATCAACACTTGCTCGCCATTAATTACCTGAAAGGTGTTTGTGCCTTGTTTAATGTATTGCATGCGCCCTTCCTAATACAGGAGATACAGCAGGCCACTGCCGCCATTGCCGCCGCATGGCGCGGGGGCAGAGACGTTCGTGGCAGCAGGAGCCCCGCCCCCGGCACCGGGCCCACCATTGCCTGCCACCGGGTTAGCGCTCACGCCACCGGCACCAGCACCCACCAGCGAGCCGTTCGGCACACCGCACGCAGCGCCAGCACCCGAGTATGTTCCATCCACACCGGGGATGAAAACAAATCCTCCCAACAGCGCTTCGTATGAACTACTTGAGAGCTGCGGCAGAGTGAACGATCCGTTCGGCGTGCCCAGCGCCTTGCTGCTGGCCGCCGGCGTTCCACCATACACGATCAGATTCCCAAAGATTGTGTTGCTTCCACTAACGGGAAACACCGGTACTGTCGAAAGAACCAGTGCCGCACCGTTTGCCGGCGTGGCCTGAGTGTTCGCCACCCTAAACACCAGAAGCGTCGTGCTCGATGCAATGAAAGCGCCATTGTAGTTCGACAAGTAGCTGGCAGAACCGATAGCAACATAAGGCAGCGATGCGATATAGATGCCGAATTGTTGTGCAGAAGCCAATGTAGTCGGAGGTGCAAAGAAAATCCGATTGACACCTGCACTTACCGTTCCAGCTATGTTTGTTGTTAACGTCACCACACCGCCAGCAATGGATTGAATCACGCGTGTGGCACTGTCACCCTCGACGTACACGGTCCAGCCAACGGCAATTCCAAATCCCGGCGTACTCGCAAAGGTCATCGTTGCTGTGCCACTACCTGCTCCCGCTGTCGTCTTGAGCATCACCGGCGTGCCAGCAGGTAGACCGGAGATCAGTGCGCTCGGGACCGTCAGCATCCAGTCGTTGTAGCTACTGAGGTATGGGTTAACGACAGAGGAACACAAAGAAAGCGTGCCGGCATAGACGCTGGTCTGGACTCCTGCGCCACCGGCCCCGACGCTGAACGGAATCGAGGCTTGGCCCAGAACCGGGTAATCCACCTCAGCATAGGCGCTGGAACCTCCGGACTGACAGGGATTCGCACCACCTACGCATACGCTGGTCCCACCCGATCCGCCAGCGGCCATGAGCGCGCGGACCATCTGCACGCCGGGCGGAACAGTCCACACTCCGGAGCCCGTGAGTTGAACGAAGTGCGAGAAGCGGCCACCGCCGCCCATCAGTGCAGTCAAACTTTGCATCAGAAGAGTCTCCAGTCAGCCGTGGCGGCGAAATAGATCAGTGCCAATCCGGCATTCGCGCGATCAACGACGAGCGAAGTATCGCCCATGATGGTCTGGCCCGACGCCGGCACGATGGTGAACGTGCTCGTCCCGCTGAGCCCGCTGATGAAGAGCACCTGGTCGCCATCGGCCGTTCCTGCCGGCAGTGTTGCGACGACTCCAGGCACGGTCACGTAGTAGCCGTTTTGGAGCGCCGCGGTGAACGAAACCGTGCGCGTGTTCCAGGCAAGCGTGGGCGCGCTCAGCGTGCCGTTCGCGTAGCTGAGCCCTGCGCCGACGGTCACGGGCGCAAAACCACCCTGGCCGTTGCCTGCCACGATCGCCGTCGTGTTTAAGACAGCCAGCGCCGTTGACTGGAGCGATGTCTCCCATGCAGTGATGAAGGCCAGCGTGCTGGCCTGCCACGCGGCTACGGCGGCCAACGCGTCCGCCTGCGACTGGGTGATGGCAGTGACGCTGGTGGCAGCATTCGCCACATCCTGATTAAGCGTGTCGAAGGTTGGGCTCAGCACGGAGTCGAGCCGGGCAAGACCGAAGTCGGTCAACTCCTGCACGGCCGCTTGCCAGGCGATATTGAGCGCTTCCAGCGCCGCAATGCGCGTGTCCAAATCCTGGAAGCGCGGGTTGAAAGTCCCCGCGCTCAGTGGCGTCTGACCGTCCGTGAAGCGGTATTTATCGAAGCTGAGTGGCATCCTGGACGCTCGCCTGGATCGGAATCAGTACATCCCCGCGGAGGCGATACTCCCGGCCCGGATACAGGCGCTCGCCCAGCACCTCCACGGTCTCCGCGAGATGCACGACATACTGGGCGCCAGGATCAATAGCGGGCGCCTCGCTGGATTTCTGTTCAGTAGTTGTTGGCATGAAGACCTCCTGTTACTGCGCAACGTCGGTGCGCTCAACGACCTGGAATGGCGCGGCGGTGGATTGCCGCGTGCCCTGGGTGTTGATGCTGTATGTGGTAATTCCCGTGCCCGGGGTGAACTTAAACGTGAACCGCAAGCCCACGCCATCGGGCTCCAGTGCGGAGCTGGTCACCGAAGGCGTGATCGTGTTCCCGCCGTTCGCGAGCGTGCAAGTGAGCGTGTGCACGGCCGCGTTGTAACCGACGACGACCACCTGAACCTGAATGTTGGTACTCGCGGGCGAGATCGTCCGCAACTCGCTCGTGTGATTGAACGCCAGTGCCGGCCGGGAAACCACAACGCCGGTCGTGGTCGCGAGCACGGCCGGCGCCAGGTCCGAGGTGCCCAGGAAGACGGCCCGCAGCGGCACGAGTTGTGGAGCAGCGTTCAGAGGCGCGGTGGTGTCGCCCAGGTTGTACCACTGGCCGTTGACCTGGAACTGAATCTGCAGGCTGGTACCCTGCGGCGTGACCTGAGAAACGTTGATGGCGAGATCCGTGAGGCCGCCGGCCAGCGAGACGGGCTGCAGTTGGACCTGGGACAGAGCGTTGGTGAACTGCGCGCCGTACAGCGTGAACATCAGATCCTTGGTCAGATCGCCGGTGAAATATGCGCCATCGGTCGAATAGAAAATCGTGCCGTTGGTGTAGTTGTTCCCGCTCACCACCGCCACGCGGTGGTTGCCCTGTGTGATCAGCACCAGCGCGTAGCGCGTGCCGGCTTCAAGCAGCACGGCCGGGATCGGGATGTTCGTCGCCTTCGGATAAGTGTTCAGTGTCCCGACGGGGACGTTCACCGTGGCGATCGTATTCGTCAGGTCGGGTTGACCCGCCAGGGTCTTCGTCACCGCAACGGTGATATCGCCGGTCGATGCCACGGAGGTCAGGAACAGATCCAAGGCCGTGAGCCACATGGCGTTGGAAACCAGGAAGGTCTGCGCCACCATGGCACCGTTGATCGAGGTCGTGGAGGTTTGCAGCGCGTAGCTCGTCTGGGTGTAGGCGTACCAGTAGCCGCCCTGCAGGTTGTAGGCGTAGTACTGGTTGTAATAATTCCAGAACTGCCCTTGATACCAGCCGGGGTAATAATTCCAGCACCAGCCGTACCGATACTGCCAGACCGTTTCCTGCTGCTGGACCAGGGTCTGGCTCTGCACCTGATACTGCGACAGCGAGAGATCGCCGGAGTAGCCCGTGGTCTGAATGCGCGGGACGCTCGTGTATGCCGGCAGAATCAGGCCACGCGCGCTCTTGACCACGCTCGAGTCGATCGGGTTGAACAGATCGAACGGGAATGTGCCGCTCGCAGCATCGGGGAAGACCAGCCCGTTGCTGATTTTGGCGGTATAGCCGGTCGCAGCCGGATTACTCTTCGTCAGATCGCCGAAGAAACTGGATTCGTACGAGGAAAAGGAAGACGGCAGGTTGAGTTTCGCCTTCGTGCGCGCGAGATCAGCCGCCATCTGCGTCACCAAACTCAACGAGGCCATGCCGTTGGTCTTCGCCGCGAGCGCGCTCAGATCGGTGGCGAGCGACGAGGTCTTGAGTTGCACCTGTGTGCTCGTACTTTCGAGCGTCGTAACGCGGGATTCGTGGCTCGCCAGGTTGGGCAGGATGTTGCCCGACTGCATGGCAACCCCGGTGATGCCGGTCGGAGAAATCGTGATGGTCGCGATGAGCAGGGCATTCGCCGGAATTGTCGGCAACTGCGGCACCGGCGACTCGACGCCGGCGACAAACTGCAGATTGCAAGTGCGGACGGTCTGCAGAGCGGTCGACTGCGTCTGCGCCAGACCGGTCTGTGCATTCACCAGAAACGAGCGCGGCTCCACATCGGCATTCGCATCGACCGAGCCCCAGGCGATGAGCGCGATGAGCTTCGGATTGTTCAGCGGCAGCATGGCCTGCAGGGAATTGGTGGTCGCCGTGGGGTACTGATACACCCACAAGCCGGCGCTGCCCGAAGGATTGGTGCCCTGCGCGTAAAGACGGCCGGGAGCCACATTCACCTGGGTCTGGCCATTTTGGGTGGCGGCGAGCCCGGTGAAGTACATGCCAGCCGGGGCGATCGCGTCCAGCGCAATGTGGTCGATGCCGTCCGAGGTCCACTGCTGCAAGTCAATGAAGTCCTGCACCTGGAAGTCCATGTTTTGCTGAAAGTTGAATTGTTGTTCCATCGGATCTCTCTTTACTCACTCACGCGGCAGCATCGCGCCGCACATCGTCGCCCGACCACACTGCGCCTGGCGTCCGCAAGTTACGACCGCATAGTTGCGGGTATCGACGAGCAATGTGTCCCGGAGCGAGGCACAGCGCGCCAGGCTGTCGCAATAGCGCGTCAGCCACTCGTAATCCTCCGCAACAAAAAACCCCTGGCCAAAGTAGGTGGGCGCCCATGGCGAGCGCTGCAACGGGAACCAGGCCCGGATCTGCGCCGTGTGCGGTTGGACGCCGGTGTGCACGGCATCGACAAAGAAGCTCTTGCCACCGGCCTCGAGCGTCCGGGTGGAATCGAAGAGATACAGCCGGGCGTGCACGTGGCTGGCCGCCTCCGATCCACGCCAGTACAGCCCCGCGCCCGCGAAGCCGAGCCCCGGAAAGATGCTTTGCGCCGGGTAAGTCTCCGAAATCCAGTCGGGAAAGACCTGCGTCGGATCCACGCCGGCGTCGACGAGCTTGTAATTGACGCCCAGCCCGGGCCCCGCGTAACTTTGCATGAGTTGCAGCAGGTAAACCGGCGCATCTACAGCAGTGCCGAATCTCGGAAAGCCGCCAGCGTAGGTTCCGTGCGGATTACGGATTGGCACTTGGATCTGCAAGTAGGCCACACCGGCAGCAGTCCACTCCGAAACTGCGCATTGAGTGGTCGATCCCTGATCCTCAATGAACGCCTGCGGCAGTGCTCGTTCCGCCGCGCCCAGGTCGACGCCATAACAGTGGCCCATGAACCGGCCGGCGAACGTCGCACCATCCGGAACCGCGAACGGATCGCAGTCGGTGCGCAGGATCAGTTGCGGATAGACAGCCAGCGCCGCGTCCTTCTCTGCCTGCGTTTGCGCCGCGCCATAGTAAAGCTGGCAGGGTGGCCGGACGACGTTCGTCACCGTGCCACCATAAAGCCCGGTCACCCGTCGAACACCAGCGAGTGTCCCGTCGACCCGGTGATCCGCGAGGGCAGAGCCAACTACTTCGCGCTTCTTCGCCTCATCCCACGCGGCGTCCCACGCATCGACGCCCAACGCCCAGGCGAGCCAGGGCAACAACGCCGCGGGGATTGTCTGCGGATTCCACAGTGCGCGGATGCCCACCGGACCGTCGTCGCCGAGGCGCCATCCCGCGCTCTCAATGTTCCTCTCGACCGGCGTCGCATTGGGTGGCAACACGGACGGGGGCAGCGAGGGTGTCGTGCTCATTCCGTCCTCGCTGGCGCAATGGTGACGGTCACCGCGTCACAGACGTTGATCTTGTACGGATCACCAGCAACGTCGCTCACCGGCGCCTGAATTGTCGCGTTTTGGACACCGGCCTGGTCGAGAGCGCCGTACATGCCGGCGAGCGTGATGCCGTAGCCCAGCCGTTGTACGTTCTGCGTGTAGGCCGTGAGCGCGTTGGTGATCGCCGTTGTGACGGCACTCGCGTCCGGTCCGGGGTAGAGCGTCACGGTGGCCGCTATTAAATAATGTTGGCTCTGTGCCGCCTGCACCTCCACCACATCGGTCAGCGGCCGGACGTCATCCGCGTTGAGCGCGGCAGACACCACGGCCAGCAGGTCCGGCGAAGCAGCGCCGCCGTTATCGGTGCTGTAGATGGTCACAACGACATTACCTGGCGCCGGCGAGAACGCACTGGCGTCCGCCACGCGCAGGTCGGCCGAGAACGCAAAGTAGATGTAGGCGTTCCCCGGGCCGGCGCATGAGAAAGCATCCGGTGCGAGTTGCGCGCGCAGGCGCAGCCGGTCGTCCGTCTCTGTCGTCACGTTGCCCTGCGCATCCGTGAACGTCATGCGCTGGACGCCGAACAGCGCCGCCAGATTGTCCAGGTCCGAGCCCAGCGCGGTGGCCAGCATGTTGGCGTTCGCGGCGTCGTTGATCCGCTGGCGCAAGAGCATCTCCCGGTAGGCGAAGGCCTCCACCAGCTTCACTGCCGGATCCGACTCGAGCAGCGCGGAAAACGAGGGATCGCGCGTCACCAGGTCCTGCAGAATGTCGAGCTTGATCGACTCGAAGTCGATCGTCTCCACCACGTCCGGCGGAGTGAGCGTCGAAAGGTCGATCAGGTTGAAGCGGCTCATGAAAGTTTCAGGCCCTCAATGTTGATGACTTGCCCATCCGGCAAATACAGCGCAGTCAGATTGATGGAGATGGAACCGTTCGCCGGGTCCGCCGCGACCGTTACGCTCTGCACCTGAATCCGCGGCTCCCAGGTGGAAAGCGCGCCTACAGTGGCCGCCGTGATCGCCATCTTGGTGCTTTCGTTAAGCGGCTGGTCAACCAGCGAAAAGAGATTCGAGCCGTAGTCGCGCAACATCACCCGGCTGAGCTTCGGCGTCAGGAGGATGTCGCGGATGCTCTGCTCGAGATGGCTGAGGCCGGCCAGCTCTGCGCCGGTGTCGACATTCATGCCGATCATAATTGCGACGGCGGAACCGACTGCGCTACCGAGCCGGTGGCGCGCACATCGCCGGCCACCTTCAGCGTGCCGGCCACCTTCCCGTTCAACGTTAGATCGCCATTGAGAGTCAGTGCGCCGGCAAGCGTCATGCCGCCCTGCACATTCATCGTGACCGCCTGCGCGGTGACCGTGGCGTTGCCCTGAATATTGATCGTCACCGCGCCCACCGCCTGAACAGTGAAGGCGTGCGCCGCGCGGTCATAAGTGATCGTCGTCCCGTCGGAGTATTTCGTGACGTTCTGATCCGCGCTTTGAGATGGCGCCGGCTTCGAGCCGGAGTAGAGCGAGCCGATAATCACGCCCTGCGACAGGCTTCCACCGGGGCACAGGATCGCCACATGCTCACCGGCCTCCGGCGCCCACCAGGTCACATCGCCGCCGGCGCGCGCCGTCAGCCAGGGAAGAGGCGCGGTTTGCACCTCTCCCACTTGCACGGTCGCCAGAGCGTTTTCGAGGTCCACAGAGATGACCAGGCCGCGATGAATCAGATTGCTCACCTGATGGTTGAGCCGCGCGGTGTCCGGATCCTGCAGATCGCCGGTCCTGGCGCCGCGTTGAATCAGAAGGTCCAGCACGCCTTAGCTGCCCACCACTTCGATGTAATCCGCCTGATTGGCAGCGCCGATGTCCGGCGCAATGCCGACAAAGACCTTCGTGGGCGGGACGCCCTCCACACGGGGATCTGTGATGGTCTCTGTGTAGTACGTGACCGTGTAAACGAGTTGCACCATCGCGACGGCATCGACTCCACCGGGCTTGAGAGTGACTGAGGTGCGCTGCAGCAGGGACTTCGAAGCCAAGCCGCCCAGTGTCGGATCGGAATCCATGAATGCTTCGATCTGGTATGCGAGCTGATCGAGCTGCCTGTCGATCGGAACGCCAGAGCGGGGCATCTCCATGATGCCGGCCACCGCGAGCACCAGCTCCCGAGTCAGCCGGCCCGGGCAGTCAGGATCATTTGATACCCACGAATCCTTCTGATCGACTGACTCGCTGGGCGTGTGGACGAAGATCGCAGGCGACCAGTTATCGCCTACCGGTTCAATCCGGTTTGCAAAAACCTGGGCGCCAGCGAGCGTTGACGCGTTCACCAGGCCCGCTGCAACGTAGTCCCGAATCAGAGACCGGGGATGATCTGTAGGCATCAGGGTTGTTTCTTCAAAAGGAGAAGTGCGCCGCCGTTCTTGTTGACCACGTCGCCCTGCTCGTCCGGCTGCACATCCCAGATCGCGTAGTTCACTTCGTTGACAGCCACGGTGTCATCCTGCACCGGGCCCGCCGTGCCGGCGAAATCCGCCAGCCGGACGCCCAGCACCGGGTGGACCGTCGTGATCGTGCTGCCGTAGCCGTCGAGCTTGACATTCTCGTAAGCAGCGTTGAAATACCCAGACAGAGTGAGCGTGCTGCCGCCGCTGAAGGTGTAAACGTAGGAGGTGCCGAATCCGGTGTCCGGATCGAGCAGCGTCTCCAGCATGTCGTCAACTCGGTCTTGCCAGCTCATTGCAAAAAACGGGAGTGATCTTGAGCTCCCGCGGAAGCGGAGGGATGGGCTCGATTAGATTAGGTTTGGGTGCCGCCTGAGAAACAAAAGCGGGATGGTGACTGCACTGCCAAGCGGTTCGTAACCACTGCGTCGGCAGCGAGAATCTATTCCGATGGCCAGTGCGAAGGGCCGCTATCGACAGGAATCCAAACGCCTTCCGCCAGGTACGCTGGCCTTCGCTGAAAGCGAGTTCCCAAGCTGGACGCCGCAAGTTCGAGCCCGGTCTCCCGCTTCATACTTTCAGTAGCTTAGGCGCCCATTGGCTCCTGCCTAACAGTCTCTTGATGGAGCGCGAGACGCAGGCGGGCTTCCCCAGCCGCATGATTTCACAGTGTCCAATGCAAGCCACCAAAGCTGGGGTGCCATTAAAAACCGCGTCAACACACGGCAATTGTGACCGACTTGGTTTCCGCCTCCATCCCTCTGGACCACCCAACAGCCAGGACACTAGGTACGCCGCGTGGCCACCGGTTTGGTGAAAATGCTGGGCCATCTATTCGGAGCACACGATAACTCTGAACGAGCAGCGCCCGAGACATAGGCTACCAATGCGGTACGATTGTGAGGAACGGCGATGCCATCCATAAGATTCACAGTGTTTAGTTTCGTCACACGACGGTTTACAGGGTTCAGGCGCGTCTGGTTGCTTACGCAAGCATTCGACTTTAGCCTAGATCTTCTCACTCTCGCGACGGCTCCTAGCGTAACGCGCGGTATCAAAGAGCTCATCAAGACAGTTCGGGATTGGCCCGACGTGAGAGTCTCCAAGCATCCGCTCGGCGGTACTCAATTCAATTGCCGTGACACGGAGCTCGGTCACGTTCATTCAAATGGCGTTGTGGACATCCGTCTGACAGCGAGCGAACAGCTAGATGTCCTCACTCGAGGCCTGGCACATCGGCATCACGTCGCGCCTAAGAGCACCTGGGTCACATTTTTTATTGAAAAGTATGAGGACAAAGACCCAGCGGTATCGTTGTTGACGATTCCGTTTAAGCGTGTTACAACGCAGGCGCAAACACCACCCGCCTCCGAGTCACCGACCGAAGAATTTGTGCCATGAGCGAGACTATTCACGGCCCATCTACAATTAGGAGCTAGGACTTGTGCCACGCATTCTCTTTCTGCTAGCGAGTCCTCATGATCGAGCACCTTTGCAGCTTCAGCGGGAAGTGAAGCTCATAGAGGATCGCCTCGCTGCGGCACCCTGGGGTGCTGGTTTCACTTGCGAGAAGATAGAACATCTCAGGCCGGATCAGCTGATTCCAACGCTCCTGCGTTACAAACCTGAGATAGTCCACTTCAGTGGACATGGTAACGAAAGAGGCGAACTGCTTTTCATTGATAGCACGGGCAATAGTCACGTGGTTCCGGATGGAGCGCTGCGCGATGTTTTCAGCACATTAAGAGCGACGACTAAGTGTGTTGTGCTGAACGCCTGTTATTCTGCACAGCAAGCACAAGATATCGGGGAAGCGGTACCAATAGTCATCGGAATGTCGGCGGAGATAAGCTCTGCCGCTGCCATGACTTTTGCATCGACATTTTACGAAGCGCTTGCCTTCGACCGAAGTATTCAGGATGCTTTTGATCTGGGTGTCGCTCAAGTTCAATTGCTGCTTGGTTCGGAGTGCCACACTCCGGAGATACACTGCCGCAGCGATGTCGATCCGAAGGATTTCTACGTCCGCGCTAGCCCAAGATTACTTGCAGAATTTGTCATGCGAGGGTCTCGACCTAAGAAAGTCGATGGTGAATATGTTCTGCGCCTCCATATCGAGAATGCCCCGGAACAGACGAGTGCGGTTGTTTACCAGTATAACGACGACACAGTCCGCCCACGGGACCAGTTTTCCGAAGTGCGAACAGTAGCCGATAAGTTCGCGGAGGTGTGCTCATTCTATGGAGACATTGAAATCCGCGTGACGATTTGGACTGGAGCCGAAGGCCGAGGATTTGCAACAAGATTATCAGCAGCGCTCGAAGAAAACTACGGAAAGAATAGTGATCCGCTGATTCTAAACGTGATCCAGAAGATTGCAGGAGACTAAGGGAGCAAGCATGTCCGACCACTCCATCATCCGCTTTGCGGATCGCGCCGCTGCATCACTAAGAGAAGAGTATAGCAATGAGCCCGAGAAGGAGCTGTTGTTATGGCTCCATTTAGCGCTTCGACGTGAAGCTATGGTAGGGCAGGCATACGACGAAACTCATCTAGCAATACATCTCGATGGCTTGAAGCGAAGAGGTCTCGGCCTGAGGGAGACCGAAGTTATTAGAACTGCTCTGGCGAGTGCCTGGGCACAAGAGAAAGGGCACGCATCTTACCTTGACGCTGTATTGACCGCAGTGGCCCCACCACAAAATATTGTAGAGCGAATCGGGATCACGCTTCAGCGCGTAATGGGAATGCTCGAAGGAACGATAGTGGCAGACTTAGGTGCAGTCAGTCTGAGGCGGGCGCGAGCTAGAATCGCGATCGCCGTCGGGAAGCTCGTGGCAGAAGTGCCTCAGTTCATCGAGGAACTCGAAGTGACACAGTTTGACGACTTCTGCGGGATCAATGCAGATCTGGAGGCAACCGCAATAGCTGGTTACGAGCGCATGCTTGTTCTCTTACGTTCGATCACAGCCGGACGCAGGTTAGCACCGGGATCCACCTTGCGTTCGGATATCGGCCGGATGCTAAGGGACGAACGCTACCATCGCGAACTCTTTGATTGCCTAGGACTATTGTTCAACTCCAATTTGGCGCCGAGCTCGACAGTGGTATTGGAGAAAATCGAGCGCGCCCAGGAGCTAGCTTATGGGCCTGAAGATGAAATCCGGGGTTCAGCCCCCGGAATTCGGCCGGCTAAGCTAAGCGAGCGAGCCACAAGAGTGATGCATGTCAATGCTACAGCAGTTGAGCTTGATCCCATAATCGTGGCTATGCGCGCAGCATTGTGAACATTCGGAGTAGAACTCATCTTCGAGCAATGAAAACTCGGCACACCGAGCACGCTCGCCCTGTCCGTGACGCGAATTTGGCTATCTGGGAGGTTGCCGGTGCGGTGAAGGAACTGATACAGGAAGGGAAGGTCCCGAACTTCGGTCTCCCCGAAGCGCGCGCGAAGACACGCCGCTGGTTTCGCTGGCGCAACAGTGGAGATCGCGGAAGACAATCGATTTTGTCGCGATAAATCGCCCTCTGACCACCAACAGGGGGTGGATCCCGAACCGTCTTGCGGATCGATGAGTCCTGTTTAGTCGACCTGAGGCCAGGAACGGCAACTGGTCGTAAATTGTCCGAACCGTCGATGTGCTTCGGTCGGTACGAGCCAGAGGTGTTTGCCGGGAGTCGGCAGCCTGCCCACCGACTCCCGTAGCACCAAGGCCGATCACCCCGCTGGCAGTTCTACGTAATCGTGTTTAGCTCCGCGTCGCCTTTGTGAGCAAAGCAGGACGCAAGCACATCGGGAGCGGGTTGGACTGCGTATGCAGGTCCATGCCGCGGTTGAACTTGCGCGGTTCCAGCTTGGCGTAGATCGGCAAGCCGACCGTGTTGACGGTCTCGTTGAAATCCGCGGGAGCGAACCAGGTGCGGAAAGTGGTCATCGTGCCCAGCGGGAAGAAGATGGCCGAACCCTCGGGCACGAAGACGTGATCGACGCCGTCACCGTCGCTCGCGTGGCCGAGATATTCCTCGAACGTCACGCCCCCGAACCGGAAGTTGCGCCGGTTGTCGGTGTCGAGTGTCTGATTGGGCAGATCGGTGTGCTGGAAGAACTGGAATGCGGTGAGCACGTCCGGATGGCGCGTGAAGGCGTCAAACCAGTCGGGAGCGCACAGGCAATGCACCTCGCGCATCACCTCGCCCAACAGGTGCAGCTCCATGTAGCGCTTCACATTGAGCACGGCGGTCTTGACGTCGAACGCGTTGCTCGAGAACTGGAAGTTCACGACGTTCTGCGTGAGGCCGAACTCCTGAAACAGGTCGTAGATGATCGAGCCATCTGCGTCGAGGATTTGGCCGCGCAGTGCGCCCATGCGGAGATTCTCGAGCGTGATGTCGTGCTTGCGGCGCGCCGTCTCGAGACGCTCAGCGACGAGCGTCTCCAGTGCCTCCAGCTCGTTTTCCGAGCCGAAGGCGCGCAGGCCTTGCGTTTCCTCGGGCAGGACCGCATCCTCGTGCGGGATGTGCGGGATCACGAACGAGCGCACCTTGCGGCGCGACTTGATTGCTTCCGTACCTGGGGCGCCGACCGGCCGCGTGGGCAGCAGGTTCAGGACGCCATCCTTCTCGTCCACGATCACGGTGCGGGTGCGGACTCCCTTTTCCGTGAACAGGCCGAGTTCGTTGGTCTTGCCGTACATGTTCGGGATGACGTTGATTGCATCGGTGAGCGCAACCAGCGAAAAACCGTCCGTAGTAAATGGATTGATCATCGGCATAGTGTGTTTTCTTCTTTCTGGATCGCGGCGACGAGTGTTACGCGCCCTGCCGGACCTGGATTCCTTTCGCGCCGAGTTGCGCTACGGCGGCATCCTGTTGCGCCTGCGTGATTCCCGCCGGCCAAGTCAGGCCGTACGAGGACAAAACCGCCTCGCGGGCAATCATCGTGGTCTTTACCGCTCCGGCAGTGGCGTCGGTCGTGAACAGCAGAATGCCCGCGGCGTTCTGCGATCCGTCCGAGGCACCCAAGTTCAGCGGCACCACAGTGGCCGGAGAAATCGGTCCCACCTCGATCGAAAACAGGTCGCCGACCACGAAGTCCGGAGCGCCGTCCGCGATCGTGAACTTGATCTGGGTCGCGAACGCAACACCGCCCACGGTCACCGTTCCAAGCACAGCGCCATTAGGAGCAGTCACCTGGAAAGTGCCGGCACCAGCCACAGCAACGGTGCACGTCGCGGTGTAAACACCCGGCAGCACGCCAGCCAGAAGAGGCGTCGTCGCGTCCAAGGTCAGGACGCCCATGCCTGTGTTCCTGCCACCCGGAGCGACCGTGACCAGGTCTGCGCCGGCCGTCTTCTGACCCAGCACCGTGCCGGTCAGAATGTTCGCCTGGCCCGCGGCGAGCACGACCGCATCGCGGCTGAAGCGATGATCCACGTGCTCGAACTTGAGCCAGTCGCCCTGATTGAACGATTGAACTTGAACGGCCATCGGTTACGCCCTCCCCTTCTGCGCCAGCATGCGCGCGGCCATCGCCTTGCACTTCTTGACCACGCCAGTCTCCGCGGCCGGAACGTGGATCTGCGTGCCCGTGTCTGCGTTGATGGCCTGGTCGATCTCACCCTGGTCACCACCGGCCCGGGCGGCCATCAGCTTCTCCCGCGCCTGCGCAGGCGTAAGCCCGGCCTTGATGAATTGCGCGGTCATACCGGGCATGCCCGCCAGGATGCAGAGATCCGCGATCTCCGCGGCCACCGCCATGCCGGCTTGCGCGGATCCGGGCGCTGGATCCGCCGGCGTCGGCTGCGGCGCCTCGGCCTCGGCCCGGCGACCTTTCTTGCCGCCGCGCGGCTTGCCGTCCTTGCCCCCAGGCTTGCCCTTGCCCTTCTCGTCGTCATCTTTGGCGTCGTCATCGTCGTCGCCCTTGGCGTCGATCTCGTCGTCGTCATCATCACCGTCGTCGGCGTCGGCATTGCTGCCCTTGGCGCCCTTCGGCTCGTCGTCATCCTCGACCGGCTTCTTCCCGGCTGCGGGCGATGGTTTTGCGCCCGCCACTTTCGGTCTGGTCATCGTGTCTCCCTTCATCGAACTCGGAGCGGACGCTCCCGCTTCCGAAACCTGTGCCATTTCGAGTTGGGTTGCCAATTGGCCCGCGCTCTTCAAATCCCCCGGCTCGCGTGCTGCCTGCCGGGTAATCGCTTCGGCCAGCGCCGCGCAGGCGGCCTCAGTGGTCCCCACCTCATCCGCCAAACCAGCCGTAATCGCCTGGTCGGCGAAGAACACGCCAGCCTCAGTCCCCTTGACCGCCTTGAGCGTCATCCCACGGTTGCGCGCCACCGCCTGGGTGAGCATCCCGTAGCAACGCCGCCCCTCCGCCTCAAGCACGGCGCGTGCGCCATCGCTCAGCGGCTCGTGCGGATTGCCATCGATCTTGCGCTCCCCGAAGTAGATGTATTCGTAGCGGAAGCCCTGCTTCTTGTCGTAATCGGACTGATCGGCGTGGCACATCACGATGCCCACCGATCCGGCCGCGCCGGTGCGCGTGATGAAGATCCTGTCGGCCGCGCTGGCAATCGCATACGCCGCCGAGCAGGCCTGCTCACAGATCGAGGCGAAGATCGGCTTCTGGCCGCGGGCCGCATAGAATTCGTCGACGATGTCGAACAAGCCGGCCACCTCGCCGCCCGGCGAATCGCAGCACAACAACAACCCGCGCACCTCGGTGTCGGCCAGCGCCATGGACAGCTCTCTGTTCAGCCATTCGTAGCTGGTCATGCCGCTCCACGGACGCAGCCCGAACGACTTCCGCACCAGGCTTCCGCTGACATCGAGGAGCGCGACGCCATCTGGCGTTACCGTGTACGGCTTCCGATCGCTCTTGTCCTGATCGATCTCGAGCGCGGCATCCACATCCCCGCCGAGGCGCGGCAGGACGACGTTGCGGACAATGATGTCCAACTTGTCGCGGCCGATGGCGAGCGGCTGGTTGAAGACCCGGAGAGCAATGCCCGTCAAGCCAGACATCCCTCCGTTGTCGATCGCGTTCCCGCGCGTCACGCCGCCCTCCGGTCCAGCTCCAGGCTCACGATCTCCTCGAGCACCGCATAGAGCCCGGCCGGCGTAGCGAGCGCGAGCCGTTGCTCCGGCTTCGCGCCGCGCACGCCCTTCTTCTGCGGCACCAGACTGGTCGGACTCTCACCCGTGGGGAAGCCGGCCGAAGTGCGATCACGGGCATTGGAGTCGTACACCAGACCGGCTTCGTCGGCGCGCTCCTGGTCGCGGGCATTTTCGTTGTCGATCTCCTCCACATCGAAACCCTGCGCACTGGCCGCCGTGTCACGGGAGCCCAGGCCGCCGCGGATCGCCGCCAGTGTCGCGCCGATCTCTTTGGCCGGATCCACCCACTGCCGCACGGGTGGAACCCACTTCACGCTCGTGAATGCCAGCGGGTCTTTTGCGTAATCGGAGTAATCGAGCTCGCCGGAGATCAGAGCCGTGCGAATCCAGGCATCCCAGACCGGCCGGCAGAAGCGGAAGATGATGACCTGGTGCTGGAACTGCTCGCAACGGCGCCAGAACTCAATCAGGCCCGCGCGGATGCTCGAATAGTTCACGCCGGTCAAGTCACCGGTCAGTTGCTCGTAAGTGACGCCGAGACCCGCCGCGATCGAGCGCAGGTAGATCCGCATGAACTCGGGCAGCGAATTGAACTGGGGCGGATTCGCAAATTCAACATCTTCGTTCAAACGCAAATACTGCGTCGTGCCCGGCTCCATCACAGCATTGCCCACACCGGGCGGCGGCGCCGCGGCTTCACCTGGCGTGCCAGGTACCTCGCCAAACACGCCCTGGCCCGTCATCTGCTTCACAAAGGCCACGAACATCGCCGCAACCTTTTGTTTCACCAGCTCCGCGTCTTCGAACTGGTTCAATTCGTGGATTCGCAGCAACACCGGCGCCAGCCACGGCACGCCGCGGAGTTGCCCTGCGCGCAACGATTGAAAGACATGGCAAACGTTCTGGCTGGCAACGCGCAGCAACACCCCGGCGTTGCTGGGCCAGATGATGGTGTCGCCGGGGTGCTGCTTCAAGAACCAGAAACCGGTCGGCGCATGCTCCTTATTTAACTCGACGCCGGCGCGCACCCGGTTCCCATTCGAGCGATCGACGTTGTACCAAGCCGGGAGCAATTCCGATTCGAGCAACTGGAGTTGTAGCGGAACGCGCAGGCCACTATCCTTGCGGCGCGGGCGCAAGCGGGCAAAGCACTCGCCGCCCTCGATCACCTCGCGGCACAACAGTGTTTGAAGCCCGTAGAAGTCGCAGGCGTTGTGGGCATCGCACTGGTCCGTCCAACGCAACCAGGCGTTCTGGATCCGCTGTTTGATCCGTTTATCCGGGTGCATCGACTGGGGCTTGATGCCAGTACCGATCGCGTTGGCCGCGAACGAGGCAATGCCGTTGTTAGCCCACGGATCGTTGCGCGAGGTATAGCGCGACCGGGAGCGCAGCGTCTCGATGGTCTGAATGCCGACTGTGTTCGGGCCAGCATTGCCCGGGTTCCAGCCATACATGCGCCGTCCCCAGCCGGAAGCGTCGTAGTAGGGCATGGCACTGCCGCCAGTGCTCCCGTACGCGGCGGCCCGCGCGGGCACAGAGGCCGCGGACACACTGGGCGCGGGACGATACACGTCGGTGAACAGTTCGGCTTTGGCCATGATGGAGGACTACGCGGTAAATCAGAACGCGGAAGGAAGGTTCTGGACGGTCAGGGAGAACAGCGGTTCGTGCTCGCGACGCACTTTGGCAATCGCCTCTTTCAGCACGGCGACAGGATCGTTCCTGCCAGCGATTTGCCTGGCGAAGTGCATCACCGCGCCGTGCATCGCGTTCATCTGAGCAACGCTCGCCTCCATCTGCGACAGGTCGACATCAGAGAGTGGCGCTTCGATACCCTGCACGAAAGCCCACAGCGCAAAGTCGCGTAGGCACAGCCAACTCACCAGCAACGCCTCGAGCGCAACCTGTGGTGTGATTTGCGCGGTGCGCGTGCGCATCGCATCCGCCGTCGGCTGGGGCGGCTGTTCCACCGGCTTCTTCTCCCGGTTCTTTTCTGCCTGTCTTGTGGCCATCGTCAAACTCCCTTTTTCGTGTTGAACCGCACCTGGCGGATCGGTGGTTGCTGCGCGGCCAACTCCGCCTGGATCTCTGCACGAATGCGCAGCAGTTCGGAGAGCGTGCGTTTCCGCACCCGGTTGTCGCCATATTGCTGCTCTGCGGCGCCGCTGCCGATCTCCTTCTTGATCCGGTCGAGATCCTGCTGGGTGTAGGCCATCGCTTAACTCATCCAGCTCGGCCGCGCCACGCGGCTCTCTTCCTTATGGCCTGGCTGCCCGGCCGGAACAACCGTGGGCGCGGCAGAATCCTTGCGCTGCTGATCGAGCGCCGCCCAGGCCGCATCGCTCAGACGCGAGCCCCCGCACAACTCGTACATCGTCCGGTTGCCCACTGCGGTATCGAGCGGCTCGTTGCGGCCGTTTACGTGCCACTCGATCGCGCCCGACCCCGCGACGACCCTGGTCTCGGCCGTGAGTCCCTGGAAATACGATTCGTCGTAAGCGCTGGGGTGATGTGAGTAGCCCTGCGGGAAGGGTTGCTCGTCGAGCGGCTTGTCCTTCCCCAGCGAGTCATAAACGATCTGCTTTACGCAGTGCGTCCCGATCGTGACGATCCGCAGGCCGCCGCGGACTTTCGCCGCGTCGATTGTCGAGATGGCCTCGATAATCTTGAAGGCGTTGTGGCCGCCCTTGGTCGGTACGACCGTCCGGAAGGAAGGCACCAGTGCGCCGGCCGGGCCGTAGGCGGGCTGCGCCCACTGCCGGCAGAACGAGTAAACCGTGTCCGCCATGTAACCCGAGTCCACGCCGCAGACCCAGATCGGCAGCGTGCCGCCATCGACATGCCGCCAATCCGCCATGATTAATTCTGCCAGGCGCTCCCATGGCTCCGGATCCGCCGGTGTGCAGCGCACCGGGCGCCCACCCGGGCCCGACCGTTCGGGCGCGATCACCTCATACCAGATCGACCAGTTCTCACCCTTCTTGCCCCAGGCCTTCACCTCAACCTCGAGCCGCGGCGGGTTCTCCTGAACATCCACGAAGGCCGTCAGGAAGTAGGCGCCGCGCGGCACTTTGCCGTACGGGTAATCCTCCCGCCGGTCGTACAGCCGCTTCCAACTCGGCGCCGTGCCCTGGACGGTCCAGACTTCCGCCAGGCTCGTGTTTACGAACACCTTCAGGCGCTCGGGATTGTCCTTCGCCTTCAGGAAGTCGGAAACCAGCTCGCGCAGGGTCTTGAACGGCGAGTAAAGCTCGCTGATCCAGAAACCCGCCGCGCCATTGAACGCTTGATGCGCGCGCCACTCGCCCCGCTCTACTGCAACCCAGCGCTGGACGTCGTTCCACAGTGCTCCGCAGTGCTCGCAGGCATAGGCCGCCGTTTCCGCACGCTTCTTGAGATCATCGCCCTTCTTCTCAAAGCGGACATTGCGCCAGGCAAGAATCTGACGCTTGCCGCACAGCGGGCACGGCACCCAGAACTTCCGCTGGTCCGTCTCCGCATAGGCCGCCGTGATCTGTGACTCGCCCGCGATAGTCGGCGAGCAGGTTTGAATCCGCTTCCGGCGGCTGCGGTACGTGGCAGTTCGCTTGTTGGCGACGTCGATCGGGTTGCCCTCCGACCCCGACGACAGCGGGTACTTATCGACCTCGTCGCAGAACAGATAGCGGATGGCGTACGACGCGAGGTTACCCGGCGAGCCAGCCGCGGTCAGGATCAGCGGCCCGCCCGGAAAATCTTTCGTGTCAATCGTCGTTGACGAGTTGCGCGCCTTGGGATCCGAGACCAGCCCTCGCAAGGCCGGCATCTCGCGCAGCATCGGCGCCAGCCGGAACTTCGAAAACTTGCTGACATCGGAATCGCGCGGCTGCACCACCATGATCGGATCCGGATCCCGCGCGATCACGTAGGCGATCCCGACCAGGATCACCATCGTTTTCAGCATCTGCGTGGCTGCCATGATCACGATCTCGTTAACAAATGGGTCGCCGATCGCATTGATCGGCTCCACCTGGTAGGCATTGGGGACGAAGCGCCCCTTCTTCGCGCCGGTGGTCACGATGAAGTTGTCGCGGGCCCACTCACAAACCGTCTGGCGGGGCGGTGGCGCCCAGAGCTTGGACACCTCGGCGATAGCGCCTTCTACCGTCATGCCTCGGGCTTATACCTCGCGAGTTCGTTCAACACTTCGTGGACCTTGTCCTCGACGATCTTCTTGCAGCGGATTGGATCGCTCTCGTAGGCGAGTTCCTCCGCCACCTCGTCGCCCATCTGCAGCAGCCGCGACTTCGCGTTCAGCACCAGCGCCGCCCAGGAAGCCCGCACCTCAGTGGCCTGGACCAGCGCGCCTTCCTTCTCGCGCAGCGCAACCTGGCGCAGCTTAAGCCGGACGACCATGTCACGAAGCTCAAGATCAAACTTCGTGAGGCCGCCCAACTTCGAGGGCCCCGCCGCGCCGGCAAAATCCTCTTCCGGGACGTGACGCGCCGCGGGCGCCGGTACCGGTCGGCGAACCGCCTGCTCCGGGACCGCCCGATCCGCCACGGAGCCCATGCGCCGGGCGCGCTGCAGCGGATCCGCGTTGCGCGCCCAGTCGAGCCGGATCTGGTCGAGCGACTTGCTTGGATCGATGCGGCCATTTTTGACCGCCCGATTCACGATCGTGTGGCTGACGCCAAGCGCTTCGGCGATTGCGCGATTACTGAGCGCCATAAATCAGGTGGAAACAGTGGAAACGGGTGGAAACTCCGGATTTCCAGCCGTGGCTGGCCGTCTTCCGCGCGGCTCGGCACCGGCATGAAAACAAAGGACTTATCAGTACCTTTTTGCCTCCTAGCGGCGATCCAAAGCCCCTCTTTTGTGTCTCTCTTACCACGGCTCGATCAGTCGAGCCCGCATGCCCAATTCACCGTGCCGTCGCTAAGGCCTGCTCCGCTGCATCGCGGAACGCTGCGGCGAAACCCGTCTCGACCGTCCTCTCCACCGTCTCTCGCATGCCGAAGCTCGGCTTCACATCCACTGCCTTCTCGAGCAGCATCACCACGGAGAAGCCAGGATGGCCGTCAATGCGCGTGCCATCACGGTCGCGGTAGTCATCCTTGCCCGTCTTGAAGCGATGCCCCAGGAACCACTCCCCGCTCGAGCGGAACTGGTTAATGAAGTAACAGCTGCCATGCTGCGCGAGCAGTGCGGTGACCGATGGCGGAACCCTCACGCCATCGATGATCGCCGCCCGGATCCGCTCCCACTTGTTGCCCGTGGCTTGCTTCCGGCCGCCCTCTTCCTGGTAGGCCATGAACCAGTCCACGTCGTAGACGGTGGCGGTCGGGTTCACCTTCGTCGCGGGGTCCATCCGGACGCCCTGCATCAGGAACGCCAGCGAGCCGCTGCGGTTGCGATACTTAGTCGCGATCTCCGCGGTAACGTCCTTCTTCGCCGCCTGAGCGATCCTGTTCAACGCCAGGCTCAGAGCGAAGGGAAGTTGATCCACACGGACCGCGTCGAGCGCGCCGACCGCGGCCTGGATGTCAGCTTCAACTTGGAGCTCAAGCATTGAGGCCTGATCCACATCGATTTAAGCGTGACGATACTGTGTCAGGCATGGGTCCGGACTGAGATGAGATCTTTGCCATTGAAGGCATCCTAAGGTTGCCAAACCCACGGCCGACGCGCTCGCCGCGCGAGTTCAGCAAGAAGACGATCGTGCTCGACCTGCTTAAGTGCGCCGGTGGCGCCACATTCCAGGAGCATATGTCCACCATGCAATGGCAAGCCAACAGCGCCTGCCGATTCATCTCCGGCAGCCTGGGGATGAAGATAGGCATCAACATCGACTCCTTTAAGTCCGAGAGTGGCTAGCGCACTCACTGTGTTGCCCAGCAGTCCTACCTGCCTCTGACCGCCCGCGGACGCAACCGACCGGCCGCTATCTCTCAGTGGCGGAATTTCGGTACACCGTCACCAAAGTTGTTGGGCGCTGCCCAGCATCTGCAATCGATTTGGATCATGGCGTCCAAACCTGGGATCAGGACTAGTGAATCAAGTGTGAAGGAGTCGACAATGTGGAAGCTAGACGCGATTCATTTCGATGAGAATTGAATGAGCAGCGCAACGCCGATCAGAATTACCAGCGAACTCGCTACTCCTGCTGCCTCTCCGTAGTTCCTCGTAGCCCAGGCCTGATAGGGCGCCGGATTCTTCTTGCACCTTCGTCCAAGAAAGATTGACCTAGCTATCGACCCCAAGACGACTGCAATTGCCAAGCAGGCAATCATAGCCCGGAACAACGTGAAGTATGGGGACGACGGGTCGCCGAATACCTTAATGATTATCCCAGCGGCAAAAAAGATGACCAGTGGAAGTACAAGTCCAGCGAAAAGGCCGCGTAGGAAGGTTGCGTTTTTCGAATGTGAAAGGATGTGCCCCTTCGGATCTTTACCGGGTCCAGCACTCATGTAGTTGCACCGAGAACAGAAATACATATCGCAACTCCGCCCAGGATGTTACCACAGGCCTGCTGTCGGATGTCTGACGTTTTGTCTCGTTGAGATGATCGGCGCCTGCCGCGTCGCCCATTGGCCAGTCCCCATTCCCTCCGCCATCGGCCTCACAGCCCAGCGGCATTTATGTGCCGGATCTCCTCCACCAGGACCTCCAGACGCGCGTGCATGTTCTCTTCGCGTCGATGACATTCCCCGGCGTGCACGCAGGTGCCATTGATCCGTGTGGTGATCCGGTTCTCCATCTCCCCACATCCATACGCACCTCCGCGAGCAGTGCGCGATTCTGCAGCCCACCGAAGGTGCCAATCATTCCTGAAACGAGCCCGACTGCGGCGACAAGAAGCCGAATAAGGGTTTCTTCCATGGCAGTGTCTCGAGAATCTGTAATTCAGCGCACCAATCGGATAATGCGAGGTACAGGCCCTGTACATCGGGATTGAAGGCGCGCAACTCAGCTTCGACGTGCGCCAGTTCACGGTGGCAAAGCTCGATTCAAGCGGCCGTGTCCAGCCGCTCCGCGGCCAGCTCTTTGAACAGCCGTCCGTCAGCTTCGAGCATAGCCAGTTGGCCCGTATGTTCCTGCCAGCGCCGAACGATGACATCGCAATACTTCGGCTCCATCTCGATGAGCCGCGCCTGGCGCCTCGTGCGCTCGCAGGCGATCAGTGTCGTGCCGGAACCGCCGAAAGGATCGAGCACCGTGTCGCGCGTCTTGCTCGAGTTGCGCACGGCGCGCTCCACCAATTCAACCGGTTTCATCGTCGGGTGCAGATCGTTCACGTGCGGCTTTTTGATGAACCAGATGTCGCCCTGGTCACGGGCGCCGCACCAGAAATGGTCCGTGCCCTCTTTCCACCCGTACAGGATCGGTTCGTATTGGCGCTGGTAATCCGCTCGGCCGATGGTGAATGTGTTCTTCGCCCAAATCACGAAGGTCGACCAGTGGCCACCGGCTTCGCGGAAGGCCTTCTCCAGGGTGTGCAGTTCCGATGACGACATGCAGATGTAGACCGCGCCCTTGGCGACGACCAGGATGTTCACGCAGGCATCGTACAGGAATTTCTCAAAGTCGCTCCCCAGATTATCGTTGGCGATCTTGCGATCCTTCCCCCGCAGCTTGTCCTTCATCGTGGCGCCGTAGTTCACGTTGTACGGTGGATCGCAAAAGACCATGTCGGCGAGGCCGCCGGCGAGCACTTTCTCGACTACCTCGATTTGCGTCGAGTCACCGCACAGCAGCCGATGCTCTCCGAGCACCCACACATCGCCCGGCACGGTCACCGCCGTCTCCGGCACTTCGGGCGCGGCGTCTTCGTCGGTGTGGCCCGCCGCCGCTTCTTCCGGATCCTCCAGGAGGGCATCCAACTCGTCCTGGGAGAAGCCCAGCACTTCCAGGTCAAAGTCTTCAACCTGCAGGCCCTGGATCTCGTCGCGCAGCATGGCCTCGTCCCAGCCGGCGTTTGCGGCAATCCGGTTGTCAGCGATGACCAGTGCGCGCCGTTGGGCGTCGTTCAGGTGCGGCAGGGCGATGACTGGCACCTCGGTCATCTTCAGTTCGCGCGCTGCTACGAGACGAGCGTGGCCAGCGATGATCACGCGGTCTTCGCCCACCAGGATCGGGCAGGTCCACCCAAACTCCCGGATCGACTTCACGACCTGCGCAATCTGCTCAGGCAAGTGAGTCCGCGAGTTGTGCTCGTACGGAATCAGGTCGCCGATGGGCCAGAACTGGATTTTCAAATGGGAGAGATCGATCACGATGCCTTCCGTAAAACGTCGGCGCCGCGGAATGCAGCCACCTGCGCGAACGTACGTCCGTCAGCCTCGAGGTACGCCTCCTCGCCGGTCAGCTGGCCGATCCTGGAGAGAATCACGTCGCAATACGCCGGCGAGATCTCGCAGCCGTAGCCGGTCCGGCCGAGCACGTGCGCCGCGGCCAGCGTGGTACCACTGCCGGTGAACGGATCGAAGATGTTATCGCCGGGGTCGGAGAACGCCTTCACGAAGAATTCGACCAGCGCTCGGGGGAAGGGCGCAGAGTGCGAACCCTGGGTGGATTCGGTCTTGCACTCGATCACGTTCGAGGGCCGGGCGATGCCGCTGTGCCGGCCATCTTCATCTGTGGAACCGGACTCACCTGCGGCACCGCCGCGCGCCCCCGTTCCCAGCAGCCCACTGCCGGAAGTCGATTTTGGATTATCGGGCGAGTAGTCGAAACAATCCTCCGAAGCATGGCCCACCGCCTGTGGCCGGAACTTAATGGCCGATTGGCGGCACAGGTGGAACACCGGCTCGTGCGCGTTTTTGAAGCGGTTGGGCCAGCCTCCAGGAACGCCGTTGTCGGTCTTGCGCCAGAGTAGATCGTCGACGAACCGCCAGCCCCACTGGCGCTTGTGCGCAATGACCAGGTCCATTACGTACAGGCTGCGTTCGCCGTCCTCAGCGTGCGCCTTGATGTTCACAAACCACGAACCATCCGCTGCGAGCACCGCCTCGACGTTGTTTGCCACTGCCCGGAACCAATCCACGTATTCGTCCGGTGGGATCGGCCTAAAACCGCTCGAAGGATCGTACTCGCGTTGCGATGCGTACGGCGGCGATGTGATGGCCACGTTCACTGCCCCGCCGTTAAGCACGGCCTTCACGACAGCCAGTTCCCGGCAATCTCCGCAGATCAGCCGGTGCCGGCCGATGGCCCAAATGTCGCCGGCGCGGGTGACCGGATCGGCTGGCGCCTCGGGCGTGCTGTCCTCCGCAGAAGTCTGTTCCGCGGCCTGGTCGTCGCTGGCGGGATCCGCCAGTAACGCGCGAAGCTCTTCGTCGTTGAAACCGACGACGTCCAGATCGAAGTCTTCGTCCTGCAACGCCTGCAGTTCAGCGCGCAACATCGCGTCGTCCCAGCCGGCGTTCAAAGCCAGCTTGTTGTCAGCGAGAACCAGCGCACGCTGCTCTGCCTCACTCAGGTGATCGAGCACAATGCAGGGCACTTCGGCCACGCCCAGCTTGCGTGCGGCGATCACCCGTGCGTGGCCGGCGATGATCGTGCCATCTGCGCCCATCAGGACCGGATTCGTCCAGCCGAAGCGCCGGATCGAGCGGACGAGCTGCTCGATCTGCTCCTCGCTATGCGTCCGCGCGTTGCCGGCGTACGGAATCAGCGCGTCGATTGGCCGAAACTCCATCTCGTTTGGAATGTGCACTGGCGTCATTGCTGTCTAAGTGCCGCCACGGCTGGGGCCGGACTGCGTTGCACCCACGTTGGCCCGTTTTGCGTTGCAGGCGCCAAGGCAAGGCGTTGGGCTAAGCCGTCGGCCCGGTCGCCCGTTGGCCAGACTTGTTGACTGCGGAATTTCCGCAGTCAGACCGGCCATTCTGCTGCTCACCCGGACAGGCAATCGGTCACGACCTGCAGGAACACATTGCGCGCGGAGAACTTCACGCCATCCTCATCGCGGCCATCCAGCTTGCGGAGCTTCCAGCAGCGCCCGTGCTCCAACTTCTGCATGTGGCTGTACTTGGTGCCTTGCCTCGCCTTGGCCTCAATCGGATTGCTGCCATCCGGGCTCTGCAGCCAAATGGCTCGCAAGTGTCCCTTGCGGCCCCACGACGGCTTCACGTATCCGATTGCGATCAAACGTTTGGCGGCATCGGGAGTGCGGAAGCCAAGAGACGAGCCATCGGGCGCGTAGTAGGGGATCAAGCGTTCAGTCGTCATGGGGGCACACTTCGGGTACGAGAGGAAGGGAGAGTGTTTTACGAGAGTCCCGTCGCTCGTTTTGGGAAGGGCACCTTCGAAGGTTGCGCCTCGCGCTCACCTTTTCGAACTGCGCCCCTCACTAGCAATATGTGCGAAACGTCGGAAAAACGTCCGGTCGGTGATCAAGTTATTCCGGCGAGGCTCGTCTGATCCAGGGCTGATCAGTGTTCGGGTTGTAGAAATGCTGGCGCACCCCATTCGGCAGGATGATCTCGATGGATTGGCGCGTGACCTCGCCAATGCGGTCGCCTGGATTCAAGTACGACACGAGCCCCCGGTTCTGGCTCGACGGTCTGCCGGTCGCGTAGAGCCGTTCATGCTTCCAGCCCAAGCCAATTGCTTGCTCCTGTATCGCGTCGACCATGGCAAGCGCCTCTGCAGCCGCGCCCAGCTTACCGGCCGCATGCGGCGCCTCGTGGCGGTCCCATGGCTCGGCTACCGGTGGCTGGTAATCCCTCGCGTCCAAGGCGCGTACAGCTTCTTGCAGGGTGGTTTCTCCGAAGTGAGCTATGGCCCACTCGTGAATCCGGTTGAAGCTATCGCGAGTTGCGTCGAAGGCTTCCTGGGGAAGTTGCCCTGCCAGAACGGACAGCTTCGCCATTTGCATCTTGCTCCGCAGCCAGGCGTAGAACTCTGGATCCAGCTGCCGGTACGCCGTGTCGTTGATCTGAACGTCACGCGCGAAGTTCTCCGGCTGATCCGTTTTCCAGACGCTGAGTCCGGTGGAGACGAATAGAGCGGCCGAGCTCAGTTGGCGAGGCGGTGCCGGATCCAGCCCGGTTCCGGCCTCTAGGCCTACCGCGAGCGCGACCGGAACCGCGCAACCGATTGAGATGGAAGGAGTTTCTCGCTTAGGTTCCAATGGTTCACGGGTTCCAGTGGCCTCGGAAGACTCCCTAGAATAATAAAGCGTGTATATATGCCTACCCATGTCCTACTCTTGATTTCTTTCTCTATACGTACGCCCGGATTTAGACTGGAACCACTGGTGATGCCTCACAAAACGCAGGACTTAGGCTGGGACCAGAGGCCGGAACCAGACTGGAACCGAGGCTATGCCTGGAACCCCGTTTCACTCCGAACGCCGATACCGCCATTCCCGCAACGAACCCGTGCGAGCGTTGAATCGCTCCCACCCGTTCATGCGGAGGCACCGGGCGACCCGAATCTTGTCCCACTGCGTCCACATGTCCTTCTTCTTTTCCAGGCACATGCTCAGCACGTCTGCGATCGAGACTGACTCGCGATCCTCAATCCAGTTCACAATCAGTACGTCCCAGGGATCGCCCTCATACCGGTCGGCCTGCTCTTCGGCAGCGCGCTTGTTCAACTCGGGAGAATCCAGCCACCAGACTTTCCCCTCATGGAACAGGAAGCAGGCTTCGGCCCAGAGCTGGTCCCGGCTCTCCTCAACTCCGTCCACGTCGATGGCCGGCGCCTTACACGCAACCGGCCAGAAGCGCCGGGCTCCGGTTTCATCCCGCAGATAGGTGGCGTGATTCACGCTGCCGGCGAAGATACACTGCCGTGGAACGTCAATTGGCCGGGATGCATAGGGTGCACGAAAGCGGTCAGTGCGCTGGCTCATGAACTTCTTCACGCGGCCAACCTCGGTCCGGGACATCGTTTCCAATTCGCCGAGTTCAATGATCCAGACGCCTTGCATCTGCAGAGAAGCATCTTTTGAACCGAGTTCCGCGAGTTCGTCCGTGAACCAGGGTTGCGATAGAGCGTGCAGGGCAGTCGACTTTTTGATGCCCTGTTCGCCCTCCAAGATCAGGCAGCAATCCGCCTTGCTCCCGGGCGCAAACACTCGCGCCACCGCCGAGATCATCCAGCGCGAGCCCACGGCTGAGGCATAGGGCGAGGGCTCCACGCCGAGGTAAGTGCTCAACCATGAGTCGAGCCGGGGCGTTCCATCCCAGGTGAGTCCTTCGAGGTACTCACGCACCGGATGCACGCACCGCGCCTTGGCGACCGCTTCGACGGCTTGCCCGGCGATGTGAGACGG